GGCTCAGTATTTACAATACCTCTATTTACTAAATCTCTTTGTCTTTGATCATACAAACTTGTAGCTTGATTAGCTAGATTTTGATTGTACATATTTAGTAATAAATTTTCCATTATCGTCTACCGTCTGGTTTTATATCTACTCTTAATGTTCCATAACGCCACGTTTCACCTACGGCATCATTTTCTATTTTAATTGAAAGCAATCTTCCTCTTGCTCTAGTATCCACTTTATCAGTAGATGATGTAATTGTAAAGGGGCCAAGAGGTGAGCTTGATGCTGTATTACTTGGATAGTCATTTAATAGTAATGTAATTTTTGAATTACCGGTTAGCACCTGAAAGTCTGGTACAAAACGTTTCATAGACATAATAAATTCACCATCCCCCCTAAGATCAGCTAATCCAGTTGTGCCCCCTAATGCACTTTGTCTTGCTGCAATATCAAAATCACCTGATTGTATAAATGCATTGATAGAAGTAGTACCTGATGAATTGATTTGATCGGTTCCGGTTTCATGGGCATAGTAAGTTGATGCTCCATAGGTATTTGTAATTCCTTGTATTGCAAAATTAGGTGTTGCTGTTGAATCATATTGTGTAGCATAAGGCACATCAAATACACCTGTGTCTGCATATGATGATCTAGCTAATGATCCAGTTGTCCAACAGTTTTCTCCATAATTATAAGTAACACATCTATCAATTTGGTCTGATCCTGCTTTTGGATAAAACCAAGTTACTTCATTATATAAAGTATTGTGTTCACCATAAATAATTTGTGATGCATTATAGTTAATACCTAAATTGTCTCCTGTAGTTGTAAACACAAAGTCTTCTACTAAACATGGTAATGCTTTAACTGTACCATCATAAACAAAAAACCCACCTTCACCCGACATCCAGAATATCATACCATTGGAATAACTAACAGCATTTTGTCCGATACATCCACAGTTCGTTCCAACTTGTCTAACACTAAATGTAAATGGTGGACCAACGAATTGAATTACATATGCTGCACTATCTGTTAATACAAAAACATAATCCTTACCTTGAATAGCTGCAACAATTGCGTTACCCGTATCTAGTCTAAATGTACCTGCGGTATTGGTTGCTGTTGGTTGATAGGTATTATAATCTTCTTGATTTGAAAATCTTATAAACATTGGATCCTGTTTTGCTGGATCACCTATTATGGTTTCAGTTCCAAAATGAAATAAGTGTCTATCTCTATCCGATACTAAAGTTAATCTTGATTTAGTTGGTGCACCTGACATGAGTGTTGCTCTGTTTGCTCTAGGTGTTGCTGCTCCTGCATCCCAAGTAAATGTTTTACCATTATGAATAGTTGCAACTAATATTTGACCAAAGTTATCAAGACTCCAGAGGCCTGGATCCAGAACCACATTACTAGTTGTTCTTTCAGTTCCCCATGTTGACACGTTCCAGGTATCTGTGCCCCATCCATAACCTGCAGTTTGAAAGGTTGGACCAACAACTACATAAGGATCTATTTGTGCAGAACCTTGAGTTGACATACCAGTACCACCTTCATTTGCTGGCATAGTAATATCAAATGTATTAGTTTGAACATTAGATATTTCAAAAGTATTATCTTGAAATTGTGCTACAGTAAAATTGGTTTCTCCACCACCAGGTAAAGACACTGATGAAAATTTTATATATCTTCCAACTGCTAAACCATGAGAAGATTTATTAACGGTTACTGTCGCAGAACCGGTTGTTGAATCAAATGTAGCCCCAGTAATAGCTGTATCGAGTGGAGTAATATCAAAAAAATCTTCACCATAATATAAAAATAAACCTTGTGATGTACCGATTGCTGCATACTTTTCTCCTGCTAAAGATGTCCATACGTGTTGAGCTCTAGCAGCACCTGGTATTGTTAAATTATCTGTAGTAAGTTGTGACCAACCTCCTATCTTTTCAGGTAGTCCATATCGAAATCGAACAAAATCACCATCAGTCCATTGAGACTCAGCTCCTGATTGTGTTATCTGTTTATTAAAACCTGGTTTAAACTGTAGTTTCTGAAGCATAGCACCTCATTATATATGCTTTTTAATTTTTTGATAGTATTATATTCCACTCTAGCTTAGATAGCAAATCCTGTAAATCAATATCTTTTAGTTTATTTTCTTTTATATATTGATGTAATTCTTTTACATCGACAATGATATATTTATCCTTCATATCAAATACCATTTTGTCAGCCTTAGTTTTAAAGCTTCCTATCTTAATATTGTTTTGAATAGGTCTAGTATCAAATTTAAATTTTTGATTATGAAGTATTCCCTCAACATCCCAAAGCTCAATGTTTTTTTGTTTATTGTTTGCTAAGGTTTTCTCTTTTAATTTTGTATAAAAATTTTTCATTTTTATAAAGGATGCAACGGGTGGTATGTGGTGGTGTCCGTTGCACCCATCATAAGGTTATATCATCGTTTAAACCAAGATGGAAGACCTAAATGAGGACGCTTGTCAAACATATTATCTTTCGCGCTTGGTGTTTTACGATTGTTATAATGAAGGAATACTTGTACGCATTCCTTACCTTTGAACTTTTCTCTCCAATGCTCTAATTCACAACCAGAATACACTAACATATCGCCTGGTTTTAAATTTACTTTGACACCTTTTGTATTATCAGAAACATATCCAATACATTCTTTAACACCACCTTTAGTTGGATCTGGCTCTAAATAAATTGGCCAATCATCACCACCTAAATTCATAGTAGTAGAGATTTCACAACTAAATCTATCTTTGTGTCTTTTTAAAACATCACCTTTTTTATAAATCCTTGCATACGTATATGCAGGATATAATTTTAATCCTGTTGTTTTTTCCATAACAGGCTGACATTTTAATAATAAAGTCTCCATCGCTATATCGGAATAACAAGAATACGTATTTGGAATCTGTTCATTCTCTCCTTCATAATAACCTAGTAAAGTTTCATATGGAGAAATGTAACGAGCTTTTCTACATGTATCATAAACTTGTTTTTGCATAGCAAAATAGTTTGCAACAAATGAAGCTAAATCTTTTGAGATTGCTTGACGAATAACGGTATATTTATTTTTCTTAAAACTCATATTAATTTAATATCAATATTATTAGATTTAGTTAAATGTAAATCAAAAGCAATTGTTATCCTTTCTTTTTTCCCCCTGTGTTTATTTGTGTAATGTGGGATATAGTTTTGAAATAGAGTTAATTTACCTGGTATATTTTTACTTTCATATGTTTCTGGTTCATTAATTTGATTTATTGAATTAATATAATAAGTGGATGTATTTTCACAACTTATACAAAAATGTCCACCCAAATATGTAGTAGGATCAAAAGAATGTATATGAGGTTTAATATACTCATTTTTTCTCATAACATTAAACCAACCTTTTACATAAAGATTTTTAACAGGTTTTAAATTTAAATTAAAAACAAATTTATTATGCATTTTAATTATCTCATTTTTTAAAATATCTATTTCTTTATTTTTGAAAGAAAATAGATTATAATTACCGTGTCTTGTGGTTGTATGGTTTTTTAATCCAGTATACCCATGATTTGTTTTTTTTAATTTTAATATATTTTTTTCTTTATTTAATAAAAAAGAATGTAATTTTTTAACATTTACATCATTTAATATAGTTTCAACTATATAGTAATTCCATTCTGGAGCAAAAGGAGTTTTTTTTGGTTCACTTTTAAAATTAATTATATTAAGCATTTTTAAACCAAATCTTTAGCCATTTCTTTCGGCACAGCTTGAATGTTCCAATGTATAAATCTAAATGGTTCTACACCAAAGTCGACCGCATATTCATGTTCCAAGTATCCTGGAAATATAATTAATGCACCTGGTGTAGGTTTAAAGTGAACTAACTCTGTACCATGAAATATACCATTACTTGGTTTCATTTTTAATTTTGTAGCTCGTGCACCTGTTCTTGGTTCATGAAATATTGGATAAGAAGTTTTATCAGAGCATTTTAAAAAATAAAAACCTGATACATGTTGATTCCAATGAATATGAGCTGAATGATGTCCTCCACCATTTTTAGCAAACTCTTGTACCCATAACTCACTAAACATAGTTGTATATTGCTGCATATCAAAACCACACCAATCTAAAAACTCCCAAGACTTTTGACCTACATAGTTTCTAAAATCTAAAAAGTTATTATCCATTGTAAGTGGTGTTGAATGATAACTTCTTCCAAAGTCACCATGCTTTTTAATAAATTCTTTTTCTCTTTTTTTAGCATCTTTAATATATTGATTAGATGCTTTGTTTAAGGATTTAACAAACTCTGGTTTGTCTTCAATCCATATTGGTGTTTTAAAATATTCTGTTATTTGCATTATTTAAACGGATACCCAAGATTCCACATGACTAATGAATATCGCACTCCTTTCGTTACAGGTTTAACTCTATGCCATACAAATGAAGGAAACACAATAATAGATCCTTTCGGAAGTATTTCTTTTGCTTGCCTTAAATGTTTAGCTTCTTCTCTCATATGGGGTTCATAGTTTCTAAAATCAAACTCTAATTCACCCCCCTCATATTCGGACCCATCAGTTAATTGACAAGTCATCGAAAGCTTTCTTATTTTACCGTGTTCAGGATTATTAGCATCTTTTCTGTCATAAGGTTTATCCCAGCTGTCGCAATGCCAATCATAGTACTGGTTTAATTTGTATTTTGTAAACTGACAAGACTCTGATCTATCCCATTCAAAATTCCAACCTGCAGCTCTATTAGCTTGATGTATGTATGGGTGTAATTCTTTATATATCCATGGATCATTGAGCCATACTAAATCTGAATTTCTTTTTCTTTTTATATCTCTAATTTCATCTTTAGTAAGTTCTCTATCTCCATATCCACCTGTTCTAGCTAAAGATTCAGAATGTGATAAACCATATTTAATTATGTCATCACATAGTTTTGGTGGTATTGCTGAAGTAAAATACCAGTAATAATTAGATATATTCATAAGTTATTGTTTGAACAAAATTCAAACTATCTTTCTGTCTGTTGTTTAAATAATACATATTTGTTGATGGAAACATGATAAACATATTATCTTTTAATTCTATATCCCAACTTCTTCCTTTTCTTCTATTATCATCATAATAAATTCTTACAAAACAGTTATTAGTTTTTACACCATAGAGTAAAGTATAATCAGGTGAATTTCTTAAATCGACTGGATAAATATTCAATAATGGTTCTGTTTGTTGATTGGGTTTATACATATCACCCCAAGTTCTTTTGTTCAAAAGTTGAAAACCATATTCTAAATTTATATGCTCACGCATATACGTATTTAACATGTCCCATGTTCTTGAAAATGGAAACTCTGAATCAGTAAATGTAGATTGTAAAATGTCGCCTGATAATTTATTTCGATCTATTTCAAAACCTTTAGGCATTGAAACATCACCGAAGTATAAAGCTTGCTCTGTTAAAACTTTCTTTTGCATACCACCACCAGATATATATTATGCTAGACTGTTTGTCAAATCCCAGGCTTGAGTTTCTTCATTCCAGTTGTAACCCCATCTGTGAGTTCCAGCTTCGTTTTGTGAAGTTTGTTCTTCAGTTAAAGCAGGTGCATCACCGATTGGAGATTTCCAAGATGCAGTTGCAATATGTTTTACCCAAGATGTATATGGTTTTTTAGGCCAGAAAATTTGATTATCTTCATCCCAAGTATAACCAATCCCTGCATAGTTTCCTCTAAATGGAGTTCCGCCATTTTTATGTTGACCACCTGATGTGTTGTATGAAGTTTGAATCCACATTTGTGCAGGCCAATTATTGTGTGTTTCTAAATATTGTTGACCTATTGCTTCGTCTTCAACTCCGTCAGCGTTTAACATATCAGAATTATTCAAGGTTAATACTTGAATAACTTTTCCGTTTGCTCCTAGTTTTGCAAAATGTGCCATAATGTTTCTTCTTGTATATTAATTTTAAATTTTAATAAACACATAAAAATTATTGATATTTATACCTTATTATTACTATACCCGAACCACCATTACCGCCTGTACCAGCCGGATAGCCAGCACCGCCACCGCCACCGCCTCTATTAGTAGTTCCTGCATCTCCGGTAGCTCCACCACTATCTCTAGGTTTACCTGCTCCACCAGTTCCGCAAGGAGAACCTGCTCCACCAGATGCTGGTGCACTAAGTGTAGAAGCTCCTCCACCGCCACCCCCAGCAAAAGCTGTTGGTGAAGCATTAATACTTGTTGTTGCTCCAACGCCACCAACTCCTCCACCCGGAACTGAATTTCCTCCAGTTCCAGTTGCTCCGCCACCTCCAGAACCACTAAAATCAGTTGGATTTCTAGCAGCATCTCCTCCTGGTTGTCCTTGTGGAGGACTTACAGGAGGTGTATTACCAAAACCTCCTGCAGAAGGTGATGCATAAGCAACCCCTCCTCCTGAACCACCTGGTGAATAAGGTTGAGATTGGCTGAAATGACCACCACCTCCACCTGTTGATGTTATATTTGAAAAAATTGAAGATGAACCTCGTGCTCCACCACCTGGATTTGGAGAACCAGCTCCTCCAGCACCTACTGTTATTGGATAAGCTTGTGCTGTTACTGTAACTGCTGTTCCTCCAGGATTACCATTTAATGGACTAGCTGTATAACAATCTGCTGGCCCTTTGTATTCTCTAAAACCACCGCCACCTCCACCGCCAGCTCCATTAGATGGAGCGGCAGATCCACCACCACCGCCAGCAACTACTAAATATGAAACTATATTTTTAGATTCACAAATAGAGGCTGCAGAAACAGAAAAAGTTCCTGGTCCTGTAAAAGTATGAATTCTATAATCACCGCATTCTGTTATTGTACCACCTGTAGCACATATAAATTCTGCTGCTCCGCGACCGCCTCTTTGGCCATATCCTCTTCCTGATCCTGCTCCGAATGAACCTAATATAGGCATCTTTCTATCCTCCTTTTATTACGCAAATTGCGTTTGTGCTGCAAGTACAGTAAATACTGAACCACCAGTTTTAATAGCTGTGTAAGTGTACACATCGTTTGAAGTTGTATTTCCAGATGAAGGTGCAGATCCACCTTGCCATACTGGAGTTACTGTAGTTCCATCTACTTGTACTGTAGTATTATAATAAGCTGTTGCACCTTGTTTTGAAATGTATGCAACTGTGATTGATTCACCAACATCCATAGACGCATCTAAAGAGTTTGAACCATCACCTCTTAAATTAACTGTAAAGTTTGCATCAGCTGCTGCAGTATCTAATTGAACTGCTTGAGTATTTGTATCAATGTTAATGTTTGAAGTATATGTAGCATTGACATTTACTTTTTCTGCAAGACCTTGAATTTTACCATTACCATCTAATGTAACTCTTCCAATTCCTTTTGGAGTTAAAAGAAAATCTAAATTAGTATCACCACCAACTGCAGCTATTGATGGAGAAGAACCAGTTGCTTGGTTAGTTACATCAAAATAGTTTACAGCTGAAGCTGTTTTTTGAAATCTAATGTATGGATTGTTTGAATCATCTTCAATTGCACCAGCGTCATCAATGATTATATCATTTCCATTTGTATCTAGTACTCCAGATAATTGCGGAGTAATGTCTGAAGATAAATCTGTGAAAGCTGTGTCAACAACGTTAGTACCATCAGAGTAAACCATTTTAGTACCTTTATCTGTTGCTGCCCAAGTTACCCCAGTTCCTGAAGTAGTTTTAACAGTTACAGTAAATGCACCTGAAGTTCCGTTTTCAATGATGTAAGTTTTTTCAACTGAATCAGGAATTATTACATCAATGTTTCCAGTGATTGTTCCTGTTAATTTAATTACGGCATCTTTACCATTTGATGGAGCGCCATTTGAAAAAGTTAAAGTTGCACCAGTAGTTGCGTTAACTGTGATTGCAGAGTAACCACCGATTGCTTGTTCTAAAACTAATAAGTTTGTGTTTGTAATTTGTCCCCAAGTTCCTGAGTTTTCACCAGTAGCTTGAACTGTTAATTTTAAATTAGCAGAAGTTGAGTTTGCCATAATTTTGTGTCTCCAATTATTTAAATATTACTAAATTTAAGCAGCGGTGTCAACTGGTCTCCAAGTAGGCGCTGTTCCTGTATTTACTTGGTTCCAGATTAATGTTTTAAGGCTTCCCTCATCCATTGTCAAGGCATTTCCTGTTAATGTTACTAAAGCATTTCCAGTGATTTGATCTACATCATTTTCTTGTGCTGTTAATTCTTGACCGGTTACAGCAGCTATAGTATTTGCGTCTAATTCAGCTGTTCCATCAGCCATTGTCATAGCTTGACCAGTAACTGTTACATTAGCATCTCCAGTAACAGTTTCCTCACCCTGAACCATGGCCATTGCATTACCAGTTAATGCAACATCTGGAGCAGGATCCACGTTTCCTTCCTGCGTAGACATAGCAAGTGTAGTTACTTGCTGATTACCATATACACCAAAGCCCCATGCATAATTACCATTCCAAGTAGCAGCAGAATCTGCTGATACTTCAACTATAGTATTTGCATCGAGTTCAGCTGAACCATCGTTAGCTGTTAATTCT